TGGTTAACATTATGGTTTCTAGCTTCTCGTGCTATCCACTCTAAATTGTCGTTACTATACCCACCGCTTTTCCCTGTGCATACAAGCACATACAAGTTGCCTCCTAATTGTTTCACTATGGCAACTCCCAACTCGTCTTTACCTCGACCACTAGGGTCAATTGCCATTACTGAACCTTTGTAATCGGCAAATTGTTCACTCTTGAACATAGGTTTATAAAACTTGTCTCCAGTAAATCCTACACTTGGTAAATCTTCACAAGCATATTCTTGTGAACCTGCCCAAGCCAAACTTACTGGTGCGATATTTGGGTTAATATCCATTACAATAAAATCACTTAATTTTAGTGGGTATCTTTCTTTGTCAGATAAAGTTGTATCTAACATAAATTGTAATGCGAACCCTGAACGTCCATAAGACGCTTCTCGTTCTTTTAAATCAATATCCGTAAATCTTTCAGGATCAACGGGATCGCCTGATCTTTCTGTATTAGAGATAACAAAATCTGCTAACTTGTTTTGATACTTATGCAACTTACTTTGTTCAGGTCTTCTTGCAGTCCATATTTTAGTATCGTAACCTCTAACACCTAATTCATTGTAGATACTCATTTCGGATTGGGGAGTACCTAAAAACATTATCTTTCCATTTGGAGATAATACAGCTTCAAACTCTTTGATTGACTCCGATAGTTTGTCTCGCATACTTTGAGTTAAGCTGTTGTTTAAAGACTCGCAGTCATCACTTATAATGAAATCTGCTCTACTGCCCGTTAGCTGCCCTGTAATACCAACAGATTTAACCGAAGGTGCGTGTGAGGGTTTTGCTAAAGCTACATCAAAGGAGACATTACTTCCCCTTTGGTTTTCTTTAGGGGTTAAGTGAGTGAGTATCTCCATTTCATTAATTAGTCTTTTAGTGAAAGTAGAGAAATCATCTGCTCTATTCTTTGAAGCCGAGACTACGAGAAACTTTAAGTCGGGGTCATTTAATAATTTCCAACACACAAATGCAGAACATATCCACGATTTCCCTACTCCTCTAAATGCTTGTATTACACATCTTCTAGGGGAATCCTGCATATATTTTGCCATATCATACTGGACTGGTGTCGGTTCTGGTAAATTTAAATGTTTCCAAGTAAGGAATAAAAAGTTTCTAAAGTCCCTTAAAATAGGGTGTATTTCGTCCATAGAACCCCTTTATTTTGACTTAATGACATTATTTGAGTTATATACCTCTTTTAGTTCTTTTTCTTTAAAAGGCAGTTTTTCTGCCAATTTTTTTAAAGGACTATCTTCTAATGGGATATTATCTATATTATTATCCTTTAAAAATTGCCTAGCGACGTTTAGATCGCTAGACTTGACTTCAGGGTCATTAATTTTTTCTAACAGTTTATCCGTTAATTTATCGTGTAATTCCGAAAGTTTGTTATTGCGGATCATATTCTCCAATTACCGCCAATATCAATTATCTCATAACCTTTCGTTATAAAGTCCGATATTTTTTTCCAAATTTTCTTGACCCATTTTTTCATCATTTTTTCTTTGCTGTTTTTGCAGCTCTTTTAAATTGAGCTGCTGTTGGTCTACCTTTAGCACCCGCAGGTCGCATTTTTTCTCCTGAACCTGCTTTTATTCTCGCCCTTTTAGCGTGAATATTTGCGTATAGTCCTTTACTCATTACTTCTTACCTTTTTTAGAATAAGAAGGTTTTGGTTTTGACGCTTTAGAAGGTTTAGAGGGTCTTCCTCTTTGGCATATTTACCTTTCTCCAACACCTAATCTAAAATTAGTTTTTTAATTGATTTTTGACCTTGATAGATTTCTACTTCGGCTTTACTTTTTATACATTTATAAGTAACTGTTGAATTGCTTTTTAATTGTCTTTCGGCAACCCTTTTACCTGCTAAACATTTAGATAAACTTTCTTGAATTCTGTGTTCTTTAATCTCGTTGTCTACAAACATTAGTAACGCAAAAACTATTTCTACCATTAGTGTCCATTCCTTAATTTATCTATTTGTTTTGTAATAGCTGTAATTTGTTCTTTTAAGTGATCTATATTCACTTTGTTATATCTACTAGCTTCAATTTCTTTTTCTATACTTTCAATTTGACCTGCAAGATGTTCTATCAACATAAACAGCTCAAGATTTTTTGGTTCTTGTTCTGCCCGTTTTAAGAGGTCTTCTTTAAAAAGTATATCAGCTGTTTCTAAATTATTTAACCTTTCTAAAACTCCAAAAGCAAACCACGCACCAATTACGATTGCTGCAATCAAGCTAAATAAATTTTTTAAAGGAAGACCAACTGAAGTGTTCTCATTTACGCTAATCTTTTTCATTTTTTAACTTTCCTGTACCATTACAATCATCACATTTTGCGTGTGTTTCTTCTTTAGTTAAAACATAATCAACTCTATAAAAGCCCGTCCCTTTACAAGTAGGACATTTAATTTCTTCACTTTTTGCCATTGGTCTTAATAATATCCGTTGCCTTTATTCCATAAATCGCTGCCACTATGGAAATCCAAAGTCCAACTAGCCAATAAGGCATTTCATTCAGTTTAGTAAAAAATAAATCTAATTTTCTTTCTATTTCTGGGTCTTCTGCAAAAACAGAATAAGCTAACATTATGATTGGCGTGGAGAGTATTATCAGAACGAATTCGTCTTTCCAGTCTCCCTTCTGACGTTCGAAAACTTTACCCGAAAACTCTATCTCCCCACGCTTCATCTTTTCTGCGTGCAGAAGTCTTGCTTCAGATAAAGCACTTTCCGTAGCTTTTTTATCTGAATATAATTTTGCTGCTGTTTTAATTCCTAATCCTAATACGTTCCAAATCATTATGCGACCCTCAACTTTCCTCTATTCTTTTTTCTTGAAGTAACTTGTAAATTACTTCGACTATTGTTTTGTGGATTGTTGTCTCTATGGTGGACATCTTTTCCATCTCCTTTACTTACTGCCCCCAACGCCATTAGTTTTCTTCGAGCTGCATTTCTTTTAGCTCTATCTTTTTTTGATTTAGAAGAACTTTGATATTTGTCATATTCTTCTCTATAATTTCTTGTAGCCATTATGTATTAACTCCTTTTATTTTTTCAGGAGTACATATAAATTTAATATAAATTTCGTGTTTATTTACTTCTTCTTGACCTATTTCTTTAGATTTTTTTAAACTTTCTGTATATCCTGCATTTAAACATTCATATAAATTATCGTAATGTCCTAATTTATGAGGAGGCATACACTCGTTGGCTATTGCCGAACACATAATCATAAATAAAGCTATCTTCATCTGCCTTGTCCTCTATATTTTTTTGTCGTCCTTCTTTTTGCTTTGTTTTGCATAGTAAGAGAAGGTCTACGTCCAATACTTGTTTTTTTGAACTTGGCTCGGCTTTCGTGTTCAACTTTGGCAAAAAGATTATTCTTTTTCTTTTTAGCCATACCAAGAGATAACTCCTTTTAAACATAGGATCATATACATTAATTCCATTAGGGTACGAGGAGTGTCATCTTCTACATAAGCACAATAAACCCATATAAGAGTCGACATTGAACAAATTGTCCAACCGACCCATTGTAAATTTACGTTATTACCCGTGAGGATATAAGTACCTATGATAGTAATAAAAAATGCAATCCAACGAATATATTTATTCGTCTTTTTTGTCCTTTGGGTCGTAGTCCATCTCATCTTCTACGACCTCTAAAATTTTGTTAAAATAACTATCTAAGGTAGTCCATAAAACTTTATTTATGTTTGCAATTGATTTTTGTATGTGGGCTAAATGATTTGTTTCAATTGTTTTTATGGAGTATTGGATTAACTTAATGTCGCCTTTAATTCTCTCTACTTCAATTTGTAGATTATCCTTATCCATTTTTTTCGTTTTGATTTTTACATTCGCATTGATGTTTGCACATACAAGGCACAATGTTAAAAATCCTACAAATTATTTCGCAGATTTTTTGTTTTAGTTTTTTCATTATATTATAAAACGATTGCATCAGCTTCTTCTTGTGTTAGAGCTTCCCCTGCTACAAGTTTAGCTTTAGCACTAGCTTTATTATCTATTTTAGCTTGTGCCTCTGCATCTGCTTCAGCTTGAAGTTCAGTAGCTTTTGTATTTACTGCTGACATATCAATGCCAGAAACTTCGTTCATATCTTGGTCAAAACAAGTAAAACTACCATCTTCATTTTCGTTTATTGATTTAACATTAGGATATAATTGATAAATTGCTTTATGTTCCATTATTGTAATACCTCCATTAATGTAAGAGTTGATATACCTCTTGATGTTTCTGAACTATTAGGGTCATTACTAACTCTATTAAGGTAAATATCTCCACTAACTACTCTCCATCTTAATTTGTAAGTTGTTGCTGAAGTTGTGTTTGGACTATCTATTCCTTGCATAGACACAGGTGTACCTTCATCACTTCCCCCAGTATAAATTGCACCAATAGTTGCTCGTGTTCTACTACCAGATGCTATTGAAATAGCTTGTGTTGTTAATTCTGTATTATCTCCATAAGTAATTTTTATTCCACCATAGTGATTATGAGAACCACACATTAAATCAAATCTCCATAAAATTTTACTGTTTGTTGCAGTAGGAGTTATTGAAGCTGACATACCTGATATATCTGTAAAAGAACTTGAACCTGTGCTTGTACTATCGGTTTTTGTAGTAACAATAATTTGTCCAATTTTACCACCAATATCTGTTCCCCATTCTGGTGCGTTAGCACTAGAGTTCATTTTCAAAACAGTACCTGCCGACCCTTTAGCTAGTCTTTGTAAACCAGAGCCATCTCTGTAAAGAATATCGCCCTGCGTAGTAAGTGTTGCACCTACATCTGTTCCGTCAGTACCTTTTGTTGCCATTGGTTGAAAGTATGTTGTATTAGTTGGAAGGTTTCCTGTACTTGCCAATATGCAAATGTATGACGATCCGTTGTACGAAGTTACGTCATCAACGCTATAAGCTGTTGAACCATTGTAAGCACCCTTCCAGTTAAACTTCAATGATCCTATATTTACTGTTGCCATTTTATCTCCTTAAATTGTAGCAATTAGATCGCCATTATTATCCATAGACCAAGTGAAACCACTTGCACTATATAAAACATCAGCAAACGTGGCGTATGTTGCGTTTGAAATGTTATCTTGACCTTGATCGGTCGTAATTACTCTTAAATTATCTTTCATTGGTGCAGGAGTATTTGCTTGTCCTCCCATACCAGTATGCGAACTGCAATAGTAGTGTAATGTTGGTGCATTACTTGGCACTACAATTGTTACTTGGGTTGCTGAATCTACAGTAACCCCAGTCGTATATTCAGTTGATCCCGCTGCGTCAGTAGCAGTTGCAAATCTAAATGGGTGTCCTGAAGGGTGTGTAAAAACATAAGTATTACCTTCGAACAATTCTAAAGTATCTTGTTGAACACCATCAATATAATATTTTCCACCGCTTTCTGTAACTGTTTTGTGAATAGTGGAAGCTGTTGAATATCTTTCAAATCCATAAACTTCTGCTGAACTTGCATTACCAAGAACCCAACCTGTCCCTGCGTCATTGACCTTAAAGACATTTCCCGCAGAAATTCCAGTTGTGCTTAATTTAGCTGCTGTTACTGATCCATCATTAGGTTGTAATTGAACTCCATTACCAATATGTAAAATCCAATCCATAATGTCCGTCGCTGCAAAAGTAACTCCTGTAAAAGTTATTGATGACGTACTTGTTGTGAAATTTCCATATTGGACTACACCATTAATTGAGCAAATTATATTAAATGGGGAGAGTGGCGTAAAAGCTACTCCGCCTTTAGTTAAATTATAAGTGTTAGTTGACGTTGATAAAGTAATTGTATCTAATTTGTCAATTTGTTGTATGTCGGATAAACCAACTCCTATATAAGCCATATTAATATTGTAATGATACTCCTCTAATTCTTGCTACTTTTGATCCTTCAGATTGATTAGCAAATTCTATTTTGTATTTTAATTGTGTACCTGCTGTTACTGAAAGGTCATTGACTTTTGCCATTTTAATTCCAGTAGCAAAGTCAGGTAAAGATGTAAGTGTAGCAGTCGTATAGTTGCTGCCATTATCAGCAGAAAGTTTTAAAACTATATCTGTGTTTAATGTATTTGTTCCTGCGTGGTCTTGATAAGTAATAACAGCACCCATCTTGTTAGTTGATGAAACTGTGATTGGGTTACTTTCAAACGAACCAGTTGCATTTG